GCTTCAGATAAAGTTTTACCTCGACTTATTTGATACATAGTTATTCTTTGAAAACCGTCTATTATTCCTGGTCTTAATTCTATATCTTTACGGCCGTGATTTCCAGTTATAGACTGTATAAAGGTATTTATTTCACCATCACCGGAAATTGCGCCCTTAATATCACTAAACGTATCAACAAGAGTTCCTTGGCTTTCATTGTATTCTTTATAGTCGTCTTTGGAGTACTGCATTCCTTTTAAAAAAGCGGTCCTGTGAATAGGTTCTACATTAGTTACAAACTTATAAAGTGTAGGTAAACCTTGTCCGTCACTATCTTTTGCAAAAAGTTGTCTAGTGACTAGATCTACATTCTCTCCGTTTAAAATTCCTTCTAGCATTTGGAAAGCCTTATCTGTATCTGTTCCTTTAATTGTGTCTTGCATGCTAGTTATTTCCGTCTTACTAAACAATACTGGATTTTTTACGCCTGTTTGGGCCTTTATCATAGCGTCCCTTCTGTCAGAAGAGTCTGGTCCGGCTACATTTGCAATTTTCATTGCATATAAACCAGGGTCTGAAGCTCTTTGTGCATTATTTTTATTTATTTCGGTTACTGATTTACTAGCCCAAGCTATCTGATTGTCTACAGATAGATCAGATATCCTGTTGCTTAGGTTACCTGTAGGATCTATTGTGTTTGCTAAGTTAAGTGCAGATTCTCGCATATTTTCTTGATCAAGAATACTTGTGTTATAAGCTTCGTGGGCTAAAGTAATATCTTGGCTTTTTTGAGCAGTTAAATAGTGAGAGCTTTGAACAGCTTCACCTACACCTTGTTGTGTGTTAATTATTTGATTAAGGTTTACTAAACTTTCACCTATAGATGTAATAGTATCTGCAAAGCCTACAGAGGCTTTTAAGACTTGCATTCCTGCACTTGTATTAGAAGGAGCTCTTATGCTGCCTTGCAAATTTATCTGTCTTTTATAGAGTTCTCTTTTCATTTTAAAGTCCTTGACATATAGTTACTTATTCTTGTTCCTTGCGCATTATCTTTAACAACTAAGGCGTCACCTTGTTCCATTGCATAATCAAATGCGTTTTCTTCAGTAATCTCTGTCATCTGAGTTCCGTCTTCATTCCATCGGATAGTTGGTACTAAATATGTTATCCCGTCCTGTTCTACCGTCATAGTTAATTGTGATTCATAATCTTTTGTTCTAGTAGCTCCGTCCTGTAAATTACGTTGGTACCAAGGTAGCAACAAACCTAGTTTCATTACAAATTCATCTCTAGTAAAATCATCTGGATTCATTGAGCCTAGACTAGATACTGATAAGTCTCCTCCGTTATCAATTATCTTTTGAAAATTATCTTTAAGCATAGATATAATAGCCGAAGTATCTTTTACGGCAAGAGAAGTAGCTTTTTCTCGAGCTTGTATTGCATGAGATATTAAATCTCCTTCAGATAAACCTTGTGCTTTCCAATATGATGTATTATTATAAATATCATCTAAAACACCTGATGGATCTTCTTTAGCCGCATTCTTTAAATAAGTGTTGCTAAGATCGGCTTTAGCTCTATTGGCCATATAGTTTGCAGTACCTTCAGGTAAGTATTGTTCAGCTCCTGGCTCTGTATCTATAGTGCTCACATACGACTCTACATTTTCCATCATCTCATTAAATTTTTCTCTTGTTGGATATTCAGCTAACGTGTCATTCATCATTCTTACCCCTAAAGTAACTTCTTGATGCCTTGCGTTTACTCTAGTTCTAGCTTCTAATGCAATACCGCCAGCTAGTTCTTTTTGTTTTGTTGCCTGCATGTAAGTCTCCCACATAGTAGAAGCCATAGTAGTAGGAGGTAAAAAGTTAGTATCTCCTGCAGTTTTTTCTATAAAATCTTTTTTCTTATTTATATAAGTACCTGGGTCAGTACCTTGTACAAAGCCAGGGTTGTTTAAATATTCTGCAGGATCTAATTCTTGAGATATCTGTTTAGTATTATCTGCATTAAGCTTCATGAACTCTGCAGTCTTTTTAAGCATCCAGGTGTTGTCAGCGCCTGTAACTTTTTCTACACTTTCTGGCGATTTAGTTTTTCCTATATATATTGGCATTATTCTATTTTTTTCACTCCGCCGCCTGGCAATTCGTATTTAACATAGGCTCCTGCTACCTGAGAGGCTCCGCTTAGTAAGCTAGTTCCTACCGCATATTTGCCCGCTTGTCTAGCAGCTTTTCCCGAAGCTATATGTCCTTGTGATTGAGCTTTATAGCTATCAGATTGTATTTCGCCACCGTATAAGATAGCTAGCTTATCCATTTCAGCTTCAGTAACATTATCCATTTGTACATCTAAAGCAGACCCTGAAGAGGTTATACCTGACCCAGAAACGCTGGCTCTATTAGAAGCTAGCATTCTTCTTACATCTCTATCATGGTTGTCAGCATCATACTGAGCTTGGTCTTTAGCTATTTGAGCATTATTAGAAGCTATATCTGCTTGATACCTAGCTGCATTTTGCTGAGCTTTAGCTGCGCTATTTGCAGCTGAAACCTGTACAGTTGTGGTTACTGCTGCCGTAGCAGCCATTATAATCATAGCAGTTGCGCACATATTTAATCCTCTCTTAATTGTAATAATAGTATATATATCATCTGTCTGACACCACCAATGCATACATTATAATTAACACAGTACAAGGTTGAGCTTGATCGTGCTGTATAACTAAGTTAAATTGACGATCAGGAGTATGAGAAATTAATACTCTTTTATCTCCTGTAAACAAAGTAACTGATCCCATAGCTTGACTTCCTTCTCTAAATGGTATATCTTCTAGTGCAGTATTCTCAGCTGCTATTTTAAGATTAAAGGTATCTACTACTCTAACCGTAGCTCTTTCTATCCTTCTTACTTTACCTTGAGAAGGACCTTCGTCTGTAACTATTTCAGGGTCTAAGGTAATTAGTTTAGCTTTATAAGCTAAACCAACGTGTATCTTAGTTCCTGAGCTTGCTAAGCTTATTGCGCCAGAAGCAACAGTTCTATTTGCATGGGTAGCTCCGTTGACTAACACTTGCACTGTTTCCCCTTCTAGATGTCCTAGCCCCGAAACAGAATTTGCTGCAGTACCTGAATAAGTTAAACCGGAATCTACAAAGAAAGCATCTGATACCGTGTTGCCTTTGTTTGTGTCAAAGACCTCTTCTAAAAACTCTACGTAGTGCTTAGTGGCTCCGTTTATAGTTCTTTCAACAATCATATATAATTGATCTTCTGTTTCATCAGCTGTTGGTATAACCGCTATGCTTTTAACTAATGCAGTACCTTGACTAGTTACTGCTAATTTTATAATATCACTTGTAGTTATAGTTAATGGATCAGAACCTGCTCTTGCAGTTTCTTTAACAGTTACTACATTAGTACTAACTGTTGCTGTAAAGGTAGAGTCAGCGTCTATTAATGTTTTTAAGTTTGTAGCTGTTTGATTATTACTAGACGTAGTATGAAACTTTCCAGAAGTAGCAGAAGTAGCAGAATTAAAAGTTGTAATTGTGCCATCTGACTTAGTTAGCACTAGTTTAGAATTAGCTGTAATATTAGCATAATCTGTTACTGTTATAGTGCAATTACCTGAAGTACCTCCTAGTATATGCCTGTGCCATGCTACTACATCTTGTTCTCTTTCGTAAGTCATACATCTTAGACTGCCATCTTGTAGTAATGTCCATATAAGGTTATCAGGAGATCTAGCGTATGATATGTTTTTAATTGTAGAACCTGATGTAATATGTTCTGCTATTAGCAATAAATCAGGTGATGTATATCCGTCTATTTCATATTTATATGCAAGCTCTCGTATTCTTCTTAAATTTCTGTCAGTATATACTGTAGCTTTACTAGCTCCTATTGGTTGCATACTAGCTACTCCGTCTGCCGATTCTCTATTTACTGTTACGTTAGAAGGAGTTAAAGCTAAGTTATCCCCTCCAGAAGACATTAAAAACGGTCCATCAGAAGTGCCTAGTTGTAGCTGTTTGCCACTATACATCCATCGTATTGCATTTACTCTGTCTGTAGCTAATGTAAATACTAAAGCATTATCGTCGGCTACTACTCCGTCAGTAGCTGATGATGCAAAATTCTCAAAGTCTCCTGACTTACTGCCCCAAACTGTATTAGGTTGCGTAGTACTTCCAGCAAAAAATAATCTGTCTTGATAAAATGTTACACATGTAGGCCAGCCTGAAGTATTAGACCATGCCCCGAGTCTCCAATCTGTTGTACTGCCTGTACCGCCAAAATTATTCCTTATAGTAGCTACAGCTACTGTAGCATTTGTTACAGCTGTTATTTTAGCATAACCCCAAGTACTGCTGTGCTTAAGTCTTACAAGTCTGCCTACATCTGTAGAAACCCATAAGTCTGCGCTAGCTGTTAAAGTTTTACCTGTACCACTAGCTGCTTGCGGTGTTATAGTAACATCCGACACATTCATATCAAGGTACGGCCCGTCTAAGTGATCTAATTCTGTAATTGTCCAAGCGTTGTGAGCAGTTCTTGTCAGTTTTCTAGGAGAAAAACTAGGGTGTGTGATATATAGTATATCTGCTGATTGAGTAAATGATAATCCATCTAAATACTCTTGCCCGTAAGGACTTGATAATTCATAAGGTGTGCTGCCTGATGAATATATTTGTCCTTCATTTCTAAAAAATCTTATGTAATCATCACCAAATTCTAGGATGTAAGCTTGAGTCGTACTAAATACAAAGGGTATAAGTCTCTTAGTTGACGTGCTATTTTTACATTCTGCTACATGTCGAGTTCCAGATCTTTTAGTTACTCCGCCCTGAGGAAAACATATAAAGTTTTGAAGTAATTTACAGCTAGCTCCATACTTTTGAAGATCTATTCTTCCTTGCAGTTTAGGACTAATTTCACCACCTGCAAAGTTAGTCTGTATAGGCGTAGCTTTTGCCATATTAATTCCTTGGAGGTGTTTCTATATTAGCTCTTGTTAATCCTGATCTAGAATCTAGCCAGTAATCAGCATCTAATACATCTTGACAATTTTCTTGTGCATCAACATATCTAGCTTCTTTAAGCTTTAGTTCAAACATTGCATACATTTTTTCCATAGCCGCTGTGCTTTGTAATAAAGGTTGAGCTAAGTCTGCCGCTAATCTTGTAGCTAGGGCGTCTACTAACAATGTGTCATACTTAGTAACATCTGTTATTAAAGCTAGGTATTGTATATTTAATGAAGTACCATCATACAGTATAAAATCATTTTCTATTTGGTAATTTTCTTTTGGGTTTTCTAATCTAATTAATCTTAAAAAGTCAGCAGGTAATTGAAATTTAGCGCTGTACCCGTAAGCAGGCGCCGCTGAATCTTTTGATAAAGCTACTCTTTTTGTTAAACAGTTCCAAGGGTGTGACCTGAATACCGCTGCTCTAGTATCATCCCATAACACAGAAGCGGTTGATGCTGCTTTGTCTGGGTCAGTTAAGGCCGTTATTGTATTAACACCTAATAAAGCTAAAGCTCTATTTACAATGTTAATCTCTGCTGATGCTGTTGCCATATCTTTTCTCCGAGCGAGGGGAGGTTTCCCTCCCCTCTATTTATTTCTAATCTACAACGTAGACTACATAACCAACAAAGTCGTCGCCACTTGCTATCGCAGTATCTTGAGATGTTGCACGAAGTACAACGCCCTCTTGACTGTCAAACGAGTGTGTTCCACCTGTTGCTTTTTCCGCAGCTATCGCACCTTCTAATGTGAAATATCCGGCAGTATCAACGGATAAACCGTCTATAAGGCCATCAGGGTCTGCTGCTACAGCAGTTCCATCAGCATTAGTATGTGCGTCAAATCCAAGATCTAAAGTAGCAGAACTTGTAGTCCAGTTACAATATACCCTTGAAAGTGATGACATAAGACGTACTTTTCCAGCTGGTAGCTTACATAAAGCTACACTAGAAGTTGCGTCACCAGCACCGTCTTGATCATGAGTAAAGAAAGCTATTCTTAATCTACCATGCATCTCATGCGGTTGTGCTTGAGTTGTAATAGGATTAGCAACACTATTACCATACTCAGTACTATTTTGAGTTGTTACAGCCATTGTTTATCTCCTTACGCTTCAGCGCATTTAATTTCTACTACTTTTTCTTCTTCCATACGAACCGTACCGAATGAAGCTGAGCAATAGACTTGGGTTGAATTACGTTTATCACGTCTTGGGCCAATATCTACGTTAATATCCATACCCATTGCAAGCAACAAGCCAGATTTACTGTAGCATATGACTCTTCTATAAGAACTTGCATCAGTTGCTACTAATTCAGTTCTTACAAATTCAAATCCCATGAAAGTGTTAACATCGCCTTGAACTAAAGCCTTAACAGAGTTGAAATCAGCACTTGTTACTTCAGTTGATGTTAGCAAGTCATGAATTTGTCTTGCTGTACAAATGATGTAACGAGGATCTGATGGATCCGTTTCTTTAGAATCAAGCATTTCTTTTGCTTTTCTTAGTTTACCGATAGTAAGACCAGAGCTAGAAGCCGAACCGCTTTCAACATAGTTGTGAGCAATTTGCTGTGTAGCTGGATGTGTTACTGTTCCGGCTCCAGTTTTACCTGTATAAACGGTGTCGAAAGCACCGGCGATTATAATCTCATCCATTTTTCTACCTAGAGCAAAACCTGCGTTTTGTGCATATGGTGAAGTTGGATCGATTAACAATCTTATTCTATCAGGTCTATCAATTAATTCCGCCCAATCAAAGTCACGTAAAGAACAACGTCTTCTATCGTGAGGTACTGTGATTAGTGGAGTGTCTTGATGACGACCTGTCACTTCTTGCGCAGAAGTAGAACCGATTCTATCATAGAATTCGAATTCAGCATTCTGAGATTCGACTCTTACGAATGGACGTAAGCGTGAACCTTTTTGTTGCAAGAGGTGCTCTACATTAGCTCTGTACTGTTGTACAAAAGCAGTCGTAATTTGAGTTGACATAAAAATGTCCTCCTTTTAACAATATTAAATATATCGCATAGGCTACCCTCACGGACCTCCACTACCCTTAAGCCTGGGCACAAAGCTGCGGACTGTTAAGCTACCCGCTTATATTGGATTATAACTTACTAAATAATGTAATGTACAATCATTCTATCTGATCAGGGTAAGCATATTCAAACAAGCTTCTGTACTTCTTGACTGCTTCATCGTGACCATCAGCACTTTTACTACTATATTGGTTCATAAAGTTAGGATCTCGCTGTAATCTGCCAATCTCTGCTTTAGCACTATCTGGTGTCATTTCAAAAGATTGCGGTTTACCGGGTTCGGCTCCTCCTTCTGACATCATCTTACCGACCTTAGCAAACATCTTAACAAACATAGGATTGTTGCCTTGTCCTGATGTGTCTAACCATTTTAGAAAATCATCTCCACCAAGTTCTCTAGCAGCTCTTTGAGATAAGTCTACTTCTTGGTCAAAGGCTTTACCTAAGTCTTTTTGAAGTTCTTTAAACCATTCTTGCTTTTGTCCTTCTGATTGAGCAGCTTGTTCTGAGTATTGAGTACCCATATAGCCCATATAACCTTTGTATAGGTCATTAGCTTGCTTATTAGTTAGACCTGATTCATGCATCATGGTTTTCATTTGTTTTTCCATGTCTTCGTTGTAACCCATACCTTCAGGAAGTTCTGGTTTTTCAAACTCATATTCCTTAGGTCGACCTAAACGGTCATAGAAAGTGGCCATTTCTTCTGGCGTTGCATCTGCTTTAGGTAAGGCTACTTTATCTGTACCTACCATTTTTTGACTGTGTACGAAGCTCTTTGCTAAGGCTCCTACATCTGCTATGTCTGCGAGACTCGGATCAGTCCTTACGTCATCTGGTAACGAATTTTTCCAATCAACCGAGCTCCCCGCATCTGTAGCTACTTCTGCCGTAGCTTCTACGGACCCTGTTTCTTCAACCATCTTGTTCTCCTTGCTGCACTTGGCGCAATAATTCTCTAGGATCGCGTTCGATAAATCTTAGAATTGATATAACGATACTTCGCTTTCCTTCTTTGAAAGCAGTATCATGGGAATCACCTGGTGTATGCGTAGGTATATCTATATACCCTACTTTAACCAAATGCTCTAACACGCGTTCTCCATCTGGAGAATCGAACACCGCGCGATAAGAATCGTGTATTTCGTTAAGCTTCTTCCTCGCCATCTATTAGTCCTGCCGCACTGGCATCTTTAGCTGCTCCTGCTAGTTGCTGAGCTTGCTCAGCTTGTTGCATTTGCTCTTGTTGTTCTTGTCTTTGTTGTCTTAGTTGCGCAACTTGTTCTTCACCCATTAGAGTTTCCATTGGAGCGTCTAAGGTACCGTGAGCCCATTTAAAAGCTCCGTCAGCATCAAGGTTATCAAATATTTCTGGCTTTATCTGAGCCAAAGGTATCATTTGTTCCAAGAATCTACTAAAGTTAAATATCTGTTGAGATTTCTGAGCTCTTGCTACAGGAGATACATATACTACTTTTAAAGTTTCACCTTCTATTTCTTTAGGCGGTTCTTCTATTGAGTTACGTCTTGTCATTATAGCAAACACTCGATCTATTAAAGGACCTAAGAATTCTGTTTGTAACCTACCAACCATAGGACCTAGTAACCTCATTTTTTCTTCTTGACGCTGTAATACTTCAGTGGCAGTCATTTGAGGACCATCTTGTTTCATTTGTAGCCAATCTACATGAAACGTCTTAAGTATATGCTCACGTCTAGTTTCAATAAAGTCTAGCCCAATATCTGGTCTAACATTAGATGTTAAAGGTTCTATTTTATCTGTAGTACCTGATCTATAGTAATTTAATCCGCCTGGTATAGTTCTAAGAGGCATCATAAAACCGTCATCAGGAACTAGGAGTGGTGGATCCGTAGCTTTTTGAGCTGCCCTAATAACGGTCTTAGTCATTTCGTTTACCATTCTGATATCTGGTAAACAGGTCATAGCAGGAGATCGACCATATATCTCACCTGCTGTTTTAGACCAACGAGGAACCATGTAAGGAAATTCGTTGAATCCTGATTCATCTAGCATAATTTTTTCTTCTTCTAATACGTAACAACTACTAAATGGCATATCTGTTGCCATTTTTGCACCAGGGCCGTATGAGTCTCTTGGCTCAACAGCGTGTATACATGTAAATTCTTGGTGTGGTTGCTTGTATGAGGTATCTATAAATTTTTGTGGTAATTTGTCTGCATACATCTGCACTAGTTGTCTTGCAGTATGTTTATATTTTCTATATAATGTATCTACAGTACCTTCTGAATTTTCTGCTATAAAGCACTCAGCTAAGTGGAATGTTCTAAAGTTAATAGACTTACCTGGTCTATCTTCTACATACATAACAGCTGTTCCGTAAGATCCAAGGTCTAAGTACAGCTCATGTACAGCTGTAGTAAAGTTAGCCTCAGGTGTGTGGAATACATCATCAAATAATGTTTCAGTAGTGCCTTGTAACCAGTTGCGAACTGACTGAGAAAGTATATCGTTTTCCTGTGGTATATTTAAAGAAAACCAATTCTCAGCCGAGCTCGTCAAGAATCCGTGTAATCCAGAAGCTAGTTGTTCGTTAGCTAATGGGGCAGTTGAATCAAATACTTTATCATAGCGTGTACGATCTCCTTTAGACCTTGCTATTGAAAAATCACCACGTCTAGGGTTTACAAAGTCTGTGCAATCTTGCCAGAGTTGCTCCCATGGACCTCGCATAGATTCTAGTTGACCCATACGTTTAATAATGTTATCTACTTTATCCATTATCCCTTCTTAGCCGTAGTCTTTGATCTTGCGAAGTCAGCATTTGAAGGAGCACCTTTGCTACCTTTCTTTCTCATCTTTTCACCAGAGCCTGCTTTAATTCTTTTTTTCTTAGCATGTATATTTGCGTATAGTCCTTTTTTAGCCATGTGTCTCTCCTAAGTTTCTGAGAATGAACCCATAAGTTTCTTTTTCTGTATATTTTCCATACCTACTAAACCTTGAGCTCCGCCTTGTGTCATAATGGTAGACGATCTACCTTTACGCTTACGGTCTAATGCTGCATAGTCTCGTACGTCTGGAGCCACATCTGCTGCTTTAGGAGTAGGTGGAGGTGGTGGTGGAGGTGGTGGAGTATATCCGCCGCCGCCGCCGCACATTAAAGCACCTTCCTAAAAGTATGCCCTGTTGGCTCATAGCCTAAATGACTATATAATTTCTTAGTTCTTTCCATATCTATTCCTGTGCTAGTAGCCGGGCGCACTTCTTTTGCTTTTTTTCTTTTTGCCCATGATTCAAACTCCTTAAACATTTTTAAACAAGCTAAGGCTCCTCTTTTGTCTTGATCTACATAAAATAGTAAATCAGAAGCCATAGTGTCCTTAGAAAAATAGTACTCTGTTATTACGCCCACGAACATACCTAATACTACTTTATTTTCATCTTCGGCCACAGAGGCAAAAAATACATCAGGTCTATCCATAATAGTTATACCTAAATCTCTTAGTTTCTCTTTAGAATATGATAGATGATTGAAGGTAGATTCTTTGTGCATCTTAGCTCCAAGCTTAATTAAAGGCTCAATGTCTACCTTTTGAAAATTTCTGACATTTATCCTAATATCTGATACTCCTGGTCTGCTAGTCTTGGAAGTTTTTCCATCTTAGCGTTTTGACGATCTCGTATAGCTAGTGCCATATATCTAAAAGCATCTGCTGGATGTGATGACCAGTCGTGTACGGGTCTGTCTTTAAATGTATTGTTCTTCTCATCAAAGTCTTTGCGGTACTGTCTTAATGCTTCAATTAAGTGTTTACACTTATTCTCGTCGAAATAACACCTAGGTAGTATAGTCCTTACAGCTTCTATACCGTCTTCTATTCTTAAGTTAGGTATTACACGGAACTTGATTCCTAAGTCTCTGGCCGATTCTAATCTACTTCGGCCCGTTGACATCTCTCTTACTTTAATATCGTGGGGTGCTATATGTTCTCCATAAGCATATTCTTTATCTCTCATTACTTGTATGTAGTGAGCTAGACCTTCACCTTGGTTTTCATAGTAGTCTATAATTCTTATTTCTGCATTTACAGTCTGGTAAAATATAATAACAGTAGAATCTCCCATGCCAAGGTCCCATGCAGTATTGACATCAAGCAAAGGATCGTAGGGAACATTTACTATGCGTCGGTCTGCAAGGGCCTTAGCCATAGGATTACCATAATATGATCCTACTAGAGGAGCGTCAAATGAGCAATAAAACTCCTGCTGGATCATTTCTTCTGGCATACCTGAATCTCTTTCATCTTGTATAGCTTGAGCTGTTACAGCTCTTGTATCTTCAATAGATAGAACTTGACTAAACCATTTTTCATTTTTTCTAGCCATGTTCATTAAATCGTACCCGTGGTTTCTACCCCTTGCTGTATATATAAATACCGCCCAGCCACCATTTTCTGCTAGGATAGGTCTTATATAGTCCCAGGCTCTGGGATCTTGGACTGAGTACTCTGAAAAGATTACTCCTACGGGATTGGCTCCGATAAGTCTGTCAACGTTATCTGTACCGACTACTTGGTAGATCGAACCGTTTTTTAAGGTAAGTCTCATGTCAGTGTTATTCTTAGCGGCTATAACTTCTTCTGGAAAATGATCTACAAACTTACGACCGTCCCTGGTCATGCCGTCCCAGGCAATCTTCCGTCCTTGGTTATATGTAGGAAATAGGTGCCAGTACAATCCTGGTCTTTTGAGCGCTGATACTGCACACCAGTTAATACTAGCTAAGTCTTTGCCAGCACGTCTGTGCCATACCGCCACGGCTCTAAGACCACCTTCTTCTAGAAAATTCCAAAGAGGTAGTTGATAGTTACGAGGCTTCCAGTCTTTAGGTACCCTGATTTTCATCTAATTCATTAAAGTTGACTACTTCAATAGTCATTTCTCCTGAGTGTACTGTATTCATATCTACTGCTTTACGTTTAGGAGCTACATACTGTGCTAGTTCTTTATAGCATTGTAACTTAAGTTCAGGTGTGGAGTTAGGGTCGGCAGCTATCATAGCCATGCCTTCTATAGGATCTACTCCTAGATCATCTAAACGATCTTGGATCTCCTGCGACCTTTTATTTTTACTGCCTGCTGGTCTACCAGTTCCAGGTCTTTTACCGCCATGTGCCATAAGTCTATTTATACACTATGTAGATTTAAAAGTACAATTATTTTACGAACTATATCCGATATGTAAAAAGTACCCCGCTCCAAATTCGCGGTTGGTGTATAGACGTATTTATATACGCATATATGCCCCCCGGGGCGTCTAGGCGAATACTTATACACGCGAACGGCAGAGTGTGATCCCTCTGTCGCGGGCGAACTAACCGGATCACAACTTGAACGGAGGAATAGTATGTCTAAAACTACATATTATACTTTCACGAGTGTTGACGAGCTCAATAAGCAGTTCGGTACTACACCAGTTAAGAGAAGAGTATGGCGTCTGCCTGCTCAGCTCGTAGCTGCGTGGAAAGCTGG